CGGCGGCCCGCTCCGCCAGCTCGTCAGCCTGCTGGCCGCCGGCGTCGATCACCGCCCCGGCCTCACCAGCGGAGAAGTCCGGCTGCTCGGCGACGGCGGGGGAAGGCTCAGGCTTCTCCACGTTGTCTACAGACCAGGACGGAACGACCCGATCGGCGACATCGAGACCGAACTTCTCGATCATCCAGTCGCGCATGCTGCGGAAGATGTCGCGGACCCAAAAGCCGTCCGCCATGGAGAACTCCAGGACATCGCCCTGATCGTCCGAGAACGCAGGGCGCAGGCCCTTCACGGCCGGCGGCTGCGCGCCCAGGAAGCCGATGTGGCGCAGGTACCAGGTGCCGGGCTTCGGGTTGCGGCTGTCGTCCGGCGCATAGAGGGCGGCCGACACATAGCGATATCGGCCCGCCTCCACGCCCTCGGCGAACGCCGGGTCGATCTTCTCGGGTGTCACGACCAGGACACCCTTGTCGTTGATGGTCACCTTCTCGGCCCAGCCCCAGGCCGGATCATCGTTCTTCGGGTGGCCCAGCACGATGGGGGCCGCCGCAACGGCCGGGTCGTAGGACGCGGCGATCTCGGCCACCTGGTCAGCGGTGAACTCAAAGACCTGACCGTTGCTCGCCTGGTGGCGGCCGGGTTTGAAGGTCTCGATGCTTTCGAGCATGGGCGACGGGCTCTCAGATGGCGCTGCGGCCGGCGCTGGACGCCGGCGTGTGTTGCAGTCACCATGGAGATCGTCGGGAGAGGCGTAGCCCCTGACAGTTGTCACTCGCGCCGCCTTGGGCGCCGGACAGGCCCTTCAGCTACCCGCTGCGGCGGCCCTGAGGCAAGGCGCCATTCGAGAGACCTCGCTCGAACGCTTTCAAAGGGGTCTAGGCGGGCGAGAGGGGTCTAGGTGCTATCTGCGGCGCGCCCGGCCGTCCTGGGGCCTCCTGGGGGCCGTCTGAGGGCAAGTTGATTTGAGGGGCGGGAGCGCCTATTTCGATCTTGTGCGGCTGCGCCGGCGAAGAGGCTCCAGAGCCCGCACCATGAGGCCCGGTGGTCGCACACGCGGGCCTCTTCTATTTTCGCCCGATCTATTTCCGTCTGAAGACCAGCGTACCGATCCTCATCCCGATCGAGGCCTGCTTGAGCTGATCGGCCGGCTTGCCGGCCTTGCCCGGTGCGAAGGCGGTGGCGCCCATCCATACGCCGCGGCTCGCACCCTCATGGAAGATCAGGGAGAAGAGGCTCCGCCCGAGGGTCGGCACGTCGAAGGTGGCGATCAGCGTCCGGACCAGGACGGAGCGCCCATCGGCCCGCGTCTGCAGCGAGTGCCAGATCTCGTCGGGATCAGCCAGGGTCGCCGCCAGGATCTCCACCATCCTGGCCCGGCTCTCCAGACCGAGCTTCCGGCCGACCGACGCGCCGGAGGCGTCATGGGTCTCGAACATGCGACGACTGATCACCAGCGGCGTCTGGGCTGCGTCGGTGAAGATCTCGCCCTCGCCCTTTCCGATCACCTTCGAAAAGGCCTCGAACACAGCTTGAGGCTCGCCGGCCAGGTCATCGCGCACCTTGACGCCAGGCGGTAGGCGGCGCGGCGCGGGAAGCTCCGGCAGCGTCGCCGGCATGCGGTCGCCCTGGACGTAGGCGCGCTGGGGCTCCGGCATCGGCGGCGGGGCGAGCGCCCGCGCCCGCGCCAGGCCGACGTTGTAGTCGAAGCCCGGATCGATCCCCTTGGGGACAAGCTGGGTGACGCCGGTGCGCTTGTTCAGCCAGGGCTGGGTGTCATAGACGCCGCGCCGCTGCAGCTCTTCCTCGGAGGTCACCGTGGCGTTGCGGCGGACCGACGTGACGAAGCATTTGCAGCCCCAACCGTTCGGGCAGTAGTGCGTCAGCCAGAAGACATGGCCGATCGGCAGAGTGATCCCGTCCCAGGCCTCGTGCATCGGCCGGGCGTGTTCTTGCGGGACGTGGTTGTAGCGGAGGTAGGGCCTGGTCGCGGCCGACCTGGTGAAGCGCTCCCAAACGCCCGCCGCATTGGCCATCCGCATGTTCGTGTCGTAGATGACGCCCAGGCGGCGCGGCGTGCCCAGGGTGACCAGGCGTTCCTCGCCGGTCTTGGGGTCCACCATCCGCTTCTTGCCCCACCAGCCCTTGGCCTGCAGGACGGGCCGCAGCTCGGCGGCGAAGTCTTCCTTGGTCTTACCCTCAGTCATCGCCGAGGTCAGCGCGCCGTGGATGTCCGTCAACAGGTCCGCCGACATCGCCTTGGCGACCACGTAGGTGTAGGTGTGCTCCTCCTTCTCGACGTCGCGCCAATCGAAGGAGAACCGACCGCCGACCGCCTTGCGGGCCAGGTAGTCATAGGCCTCGGCCGCCGGATCCCGGTTGAAGACGAGGTCGGCCATTAGTCAGCCTGGTCGGCGTCACGCCCCGGCGCCAGGCCGATCCCCTGGCGACCGGCGGTCCTGGCCTGGAACAGCGCCGAGGTCAGGCTGTCGGTGAAGGCGGCCGGAGCCGCTGCGCCGAAGATCTCGACCAGCCGATCGGCGGCCTCCGCCAGGGTGGCCGATTCCTGGATGGTCTGTTCGGCCGCCGCGATGATCGGCTCGACTAGCGGCTCCCAGTCGAGCTCCTGGATGAAGGCCTCGATGGCGTCGGCCTCCGGCGCGGCCGCGAAGGTCGCTACCAGCTGGGTTCGCAGGCGGCTGATCGCATCGCCCTCGGCGAAGGCCACGCCCGGCGTCGCAGGCGGCGGCTGGGTGTCCTTCTTGCGCCAGCCGGGGAACATCTCGACTAGCGTCGGCTCCTCGGGCTCGTAGCCGGCCTCGCCCATCGTCTTGATGGTATCAGCCCGTTCCTTGGTCAGCTTGGAGGCGCGCTCGGCGTCCTCGGGGCTCGGCCGCGTCAGGATCGGCAGCGCTGCGCCGGGGAAGTTCCACTCAGTGAGCCAGCGCCCCGGCCCCTGCATGAAGCTCTCGCAAAGCTCCTCGACATCGGCGTCGGTCAGCTCGTCGCGGACATCGAAGTGAACCTTGCCCTGGGCCAGCGAGGATCCATCGTCCGTGGTCATGGTCTGACCCAGGACAGTCTTGGAGATGTCGCCGTTGCAGAACTTGTAGAAGGTCGCCTGGTCGACCGTGCCGCGCGCCGCCTCGAGGAGCTCGAGAAGGGTGCCGTCGGGCTTGATGACGGCGCCATCCACCCGGATCGCCATGGCGGCCGCCAGCAGCTTTTTCTGGTCTTCAGGCGATGTCCCGGCCGGATAGGTCCCGACGGCGGTGGGCGAGCCAAACTTCTCCAGGGCGCGCAGCCAGAAGCTCAGGCCCATCTTCTTGAAGTAGACCGGCCAGTAGAGCTGGTGCGCCAGGCCCAGGCCGTAGGGGTCATCGTCGTTGTCCGCGCCCGACGACATCACCCAGAACTTCCGGTCCGGCATCGCCTCGCCCTTGAAGGGCGCTTGGCGGGTCAGCAGCTGCAGACCGCCTTCGCGATTGAAGCGGAACCGCCAGGGCGTGCGGACCTTGACCCGGTCCAACCAGATCTTGCCGTCCTTAAGCTTCCACATGCACTCACCGACCGCGAAGCCATAGAACAGGCCCCAGCTCATCGTCTTGGTGGAGCGGTCGAAGGCGATGGCCGTGAGGTTCTCCTCCAGGAACTTCGCCGCGGCGATGCTGCGGGCGTCCTGGGCGCCGGGCTCCACCACCAGCGGCCTGGATACGATGGCCAGGCGGCGTTGCTGGAAGGTCGAGTGAACCTGCGGATCGCGGCGGATCTCGCGATAGGCCTCCCAACGGCTACCCAGGCCGCGCAGCACCGTGTCCTGCAGCTCGGCGAGAGGTCCGTAGAAGCTCTGGGTGATATCCCGGCCATCGGCCGAGGTGGCGATCTCCTGGTCGATCGGCGCGGCCGGCGGCGGCGTCTCAGCCATGGTCAGTAGCCCTCAAGGGTGAGTTCGGAGGCGACCAGGCCGAAGCCCCGGTCCTCGAAGATGTTGGCGGGAGCCGGCAGGGCCGAACCGCCGGACTGGAAGTCGATCTCGCCGGCGATGCCCCGGCGCTGGGCGAAGTGGGCCATGACCATGGCCACGGCGGCGTCGGCGTGGCGCTTGGCGCTGTCGTCCGCCGTGGCCGCGTCCTCGCCTTTGGCCGTGGTGCGCGTCTCAGGGATCGAGGGCACGCCGCCGATCATCTTCACGGCGCGAAGGTCGGTGCTGACGTCCCGGTCGCGCGGCGTCGTGGTGCGGCTGTCCTGGAACCGCTGCTTCACAGGCGGGCCATGCTCGCGCCACCAGTTGGCGTTCGTGTTGGTCACCGCTTCGACCCGGACGCCGAACTCCTGCACCAGGCGCTCGGCCAGGTAGGCGCCATTGCCTTGGGCGTCGATCGCCGCCCGCCAGCGCCGCAGCCGGCGCAAAACATACTTCCAGACGAACTCCTGCTCCGTGAAGGGGACGTTGCGCATCTCCAGGACGAAGAGCGTCGGGAAGGTCAAAGTCTGGGTGATCAACAGCGGCCACATGACCGACAGGTCAGAGCGCCGCGCGAAGTCGCCGCCGACGGCGACCTGGTCATGGGCGGTGAGCTTCAGCAGCTCGGGCTTCAGGTTAGCCTCGCACCACTCCAGCACCTCGGCCTGGCGGATGTGATCGGGCTGGAAGGCGAAGGCGTCGGGGAACGCCAGGCGCAGCACCTTGATGTCGGGATCCTGCGACCGCTCGATCTCGTCAAAGGTCAGCCAGGCGCCAGTGCCCTTGGACGGAATGCAGTCCAGCTCCTCGGCCGCGTGGGCGCCGTAGAGCTTGCGGATCTTGGCGACCCAGGCGTCGCGGGCCTCGGCCGTCAGCTCGTAGCCGCGGATCTTGGCGACCCGCTCGTACATCCCGTCGTCGATGGCGTCCTGGAAGGTGATCCGCTGAACGAAGCCCTCCTGCTCGCCGGCGTGGATGCGCTGGATCAGCTTGTTGAACTCGCTGTCGACCCCGTGGTGCGAGGACATCACCACCACGCTGCCGCCCAGCATCACCAGGGCCATGGCCGCCTTGATCAGATCCTCCAGGCTGTTGACGAACGCGCCCTCGTCGATCCGGACCCGGCCCTGCTTACCGCGCAGCGATCGCGGGGCGCTGGAGAGCGCCTGGATGCAGAAGCCCGAGGCGAAGTCGATCCGAAAGGCCTTGATCTGTTTGGTGGCGTCGTCGCCCGGAACCTCGTCGTCGAACATGAACTCGCCGACCTGGGCGTCGATGCCCATGAAGGCCTTCGCGAAGCCGGCGCAGGCGTCGATGTACTCCCGCGCCATGTCCTGGCTGTAGGAGATGTAGAGGGTGTCGTCGCCACCCTGACCGCGGGCGGTCGCCGAGGTGATGACGTCATCGCCAGCGAAGGCCCAGGTGATGCCCACCCGGCGGCTCTTCTCGATGACCAGCAGGTCGACCTGGTGCGACAGGGCCACCGCGCGCTTCTGATAGGTGTGGAACACACCCTCAGCGCCCAGCAGCTCCACCGCGTCAAGGACGGCTTGAGCGCCCTTCGAAGGCGGAATGAGCTCGGCCGCCCGGTCAGCACGGGCGGCCTCGGTGTCCTCGGTCTCGATCCCAGTCTCGATCCCAGTCTCGTCCACGGTCAGCCTCCGCCGGTCGGCTTGGCGGCCTTGAGCTCTGCGGCGACCTGGTCGGGCCGCACACCCAGGATCTGGGCGCGGACGGTCTGGGCCGTATCGGCCGACCACCCGAGCTTCTTGCCGAGCTTGTCGACCTCGGCCGCCGCCTTCTTGCGGGTCTCCTGCTCGATGCGCAGGGCGCGGTCGGTATCGGTCTTCAACGCGCTGGCGACGTCCTTCAGCGACCGGGCGAAGAACATCAGGTTCTCCGGATCGAGCGCCTGGTCATCTTCCAGGTTGCCGATCATGTCGTAGGCAAGCGACTGAAAGGCCTGCATCAGCACCTGCAGGCCCTTGCCGTCTGAGATCTGCGGGCCGACCTCGCGCGCCAGGGCGTCGGCGAACGACTGGCTGCGCTTGATGCGCTCGCCAAGCTTCGCGAACTTCTGAGCATGCCGATAGACGGCCGATCGGCTCGGCGGCTCCGCCTTGGCGTCGTTGAACTCCAGGAGCGTCTCTAGCCGGTCCATGACCTCGTCGAGCGAGAGCCGCCCAGCGTTGAACTCGACCAGCCATTCCTCCAGCGCTTTGCGCGCGCCCTCGGGAAGCCGCTCCACCTTTGACCGCGAGCCCATGGTCAGCCCCTCGGGGTGGGGCGCTGGACGCCCGGCACGCTGGCCCGGCCCTCCGCCACCTCTACGCCCCGCTCGGTGGCCGTCGCCACGAACAGGTCGCCCATCTCCTCCAGCGTGACCAGGCCCTGCTCGCGCAGCCACACCAGCTCGGTGCGCACCTGGTCACGGCTGGCCGACAGACCCAAGTGGTGGACCGCCGAGTGGATGATGGAGCT